AATATGCTATAAGAATACCACTTAACTTAAGGGAAATTTTTCTGGTAGATGAATGGACGAGAAACAAAATTAAAGAAATAATACAAGGTTAAGGAGAGAGCATTGGACGTAACAATATATAGCAAAAGTAACTGCCCATTCTGCGAGAAAGCCAAGTTTTGGTTCAAATCACATGGGTACACATATACTGAGATCAATCTTGATGATGAAGAACAGAGAATGGCGTTTTATCAGAAGATCCCAGGAGCTCGATCAGTTCCGCAGATATTCATCGATGAGAAGCTGATTGGTACATATGACGACTTTATGAAAGTTGCTGATTCATATGTTAAGAAAGAGGGCGGTTTAATGCAGTTCTCTGAAACTTATAAACCATTCCATTATCCGTGGGCTGTAGATATTACTACTCGTCACGAAAAGGCGCACTGGATTGAGGATGAGATTGACCTGTCTGAAGATGTAACTGACTGGAAGATGGGTAAAATGACACCTGTCGAGAAAGAGTATGTTACTAACATCCTACGACTATTTACTCAGTCTGACGTTGCTGTAGGTCAGAATTACTATGATCAGTTTATACCAAAGTTCAAGAATAACGAAGTACGAAATATGCTTGGTTCATTCGCAGGGCGTGAGGGTATCCATCAACGTGCATATGCGCTACTTAATGAAACTCTAGGATTATCTGATGCTGAATATCATGCGTTCCTTGAGTACAGCGAAATGGCTGATAAGATTGACTTCATGATGGAAGCTGATATCTCTACAGTCAGAGGTCTAGGGTTATCATTAGCCAAGTCAGTATTCAACGAGGGGGTGGCTTTGTTCGCATCATTCGTTATGCTACTCAACTTCCAGCGTTTCGGTAAGATGAAAGGTATGGGCAAGGTTGTGGAATGGTCAATCCGAGACGAGTCTATTCACGTTGAAGGTAATTCAAAATTATTTAAAGCATATTGCGCAGAGCATCCCAGGATTGTGGATGAAGATTTCAAGAAAGATATATATGAGATAGCGAGACAAGCTGTTAAGTTAGAAGATAAGTTTGTTGATCTGGCGTATCAGATGGGTGCTGTTGAAGGTATGGATGCATCAGAAGTAAAGCAGTATATCCGCTATATAACTGATCGACGTTTGTTACAACTTGGATTGAAAACAAACTTTAAAGTAAAAGAGAATCCATTACCATGGTTGGAATGGGTACTTAATGGTGCCGACCACACAAACTTCTTTGAGAACCGTGTTACGGAATATGAAGTTGCTGGATTAACAGGGGGTTGGGACGAAGCATATGCCTAAAGGAAATCTAATGGACGAAATAACATACGAACTAATTTGTGATGACTGCAGTTCGGAATATACTATAGTTCAGAGAGTAGAGTCAGATTCTGTTGAAGAGTTGCCAATATACTGCCCATACTGTGGCGCTGGTGTTGATGTCAGCGAACTGGATGAGGATGAGGATGATTTAGATAAATACCTTGATGGAGATGATCTAGACGAACTAGATTTTGATGTTGATTAGCACAAGGGTTTTATTATGGATACACCGCACGACACCTCATGGGTCTACAAAGGTAGACCCTTCGATTTAACAGAAGACGAACTCAAAGAATATGTTGGGTTCGTTTACCGTGTAACTGACCTCACCAATGGGGTTGGTTATATCGGTAAGAAGCTGTTCTGGCGACCAAAGACACTACCCATAACCAAAAAACGAAAGCGTAGAGTTAAAACTAAAGTACAGTCAGATTGGCAAAAGTATTTTGGTTCTAGTGAACAGGTCAAGATGCTTGTTGAGCAAGGTACTCCATTTGAGCGTGAGATACTACGGCTCTGTCGTACTAAGGGCGAGTGTTCATACTTTGAGACGAAAGCGCAGTTTGATCATGACGTTCTTCTGCGTGATGACTATTATAACGAGTTTATCGGGTGTAAAATCCACGCTAAACATTTGGGCAATATGAAAGAAGAATATAATGATAATCTCAAACAAACATAAGTTTATATTTCTCAAGAACCGAAAGGTCGCTGGTTCTACATTTGAAAAGCTGATCTTTCCTCATCTTGGGGATGACGATGTGTGTACTGGATCTCCCACTGATAATACGCCAAGTCTTAATGATGTCACTGGCGCTGGGCATATGACTAGTTCACAAATTCAATCAATATATCCAGATCAATGGCGGGAGTATTATAAGTTTGCTATTGAGCGTAATCCTTGGGACAAATGTGTCAGCGCATTTAAATGGCATTCAGTAATAAAGCCACATCTTCCAGGAGTTCGAGAGAATGACTTTAATTTGTACCTTAAAACGCAAATTGGTCTACTCCCTACAGATTGGAATAGATACACTGAAAATGACTTAATAGTAACAGATACTGTATTTACTGTTGAGAATATATCTAAACTGTATGACGTGATGAGTAGTAAATTTAATATTGACATTCCTGAAGAAATATATTATAATACTAGACTGAAGAAAACTAAAAGAAAGCACTATTCTCAATATTATGATAGCGAGAGTAAAGAGATTGTTGATCAGTTATTTAAACATGAAATAAGAACATTTGGTTATGAATATGAGCAAGGATAAAGTTAAAATATTCATAGGAACGTCATCTAACGGTGAAGACGCTCTTATTGAAATGGCATATGAATATTCTCTAAGAAAAGAAACTGACCGAGAGTTAGATATCGTATGGATGCGCCAGACAAATGACACGAATTCATTTTGGCATGGATTTGCTGATAAGAATTGGTCAACTCCATTCTCAGGATTTCGATGGGCAATCCCCGAGTACTGTAATTTTGAAGGTCGGGCGATTTACACTGATGTTGATATGCTAAACTTTCATGACATCGGCGAATTGTTTGATATGGATATGGACGACAGTTGGATTCTAGCCAGAGACGGTAAGCGGTTTGGTGGCAAAGAGTTCTGCGTAATGCTATTTGACTGTGCTAAGTTTAAAGGTAAGATGCCACTAAAAGAAGAATGGCAGCATGAACCATCAGCCCACCACCAATTCATCAATAGTTTCGTACAAAACGGAACAGTTGGCGATTTAGATCCTGCTTGGAATAGTCATGATAGAGACGTGTTTCCGTTTAAGCAATTACACTACACCCATATGCCGACTCAGCCATGGAAGCCAGCTTGGTTTACGGGAGACCCCCAAGATCATCCTCATGCCGATCTTGTTGAATTATTTTGGTTATACGTCGACATGGCAAAGCAAAACGGTTATAATATAGATGATTATGCTGTAAATCGTAAAGTAAAATATGGAATAATAGGAAAATAGTATGTCTAATATATACGGTGAGTTACCCAATTCCCCAGTAATTTTTGCTGCTTGCGACAGTGAGTATTTTATGGAACATGGTCTGCCCTTTGCCCTTTCCTCTAGCAAGGCAGGTTTTGATACCCACATACACGTCACTGGACCTGATGATGACATATTTTCTCATTGCGGAATCATAACAGCAAATTGTCAAAATAAGGTCACTTTCACCTTTGATGATGCTCCTTTGCACGCATTACCTGATGACCAAGAGCGAGCATTTTATGCTTGTTTGCGCTTTTTTGTATTGCCAAATTTATTGCCCTCTGCGAAAAAAGTATTGACGCTCGATATTGACTGCCTCGTTATGGAAGGATTCGAGTTCCCTGAAACCAACTATGGATATTTTCCCAGACCAAATGAATCTGATCCAGGTATGAAAGTTGCTGCTGGCGCAGTTTATATGACGAATAAGGCGAGGGATACTGCTCAGATTCTATCTCGTACTATTGATGATATGCCAATGCAGTGGTTTGTTGATCAACTGGCTCTATCTAAAGTATTTGCCGATTTGCCGAGTGATGATGTTACTTGTTTCGATAATGAATTTATGGACTGGGAGTTTATTGAAGGAACTTCTATCTGGACTGGTAAAGGTCCAAGAAAATACGATAACCCGACATATGTCGCCAAGAAAGAAGAATTTAATAAAGAGGGCTTGGATAAGGTAGCAAGCGCAAAATCCATAATCCTCAAACCAAGGCTCGATATCCCATTTAAAAGGTTTGGGTTAGAGATTGGCAGCCAGAACATCCCAGAAATAAGAACCCATTGGAAGAACTTTGCAAGTAAAGTTAATGTTGATCTGGAAATAGAGTTGCCGAGATGGATGTTTAATGTATCAATAGAAGACATGATACCAGAAAAGGCATCTCTATTAATTCCTCATGTTGAAAAGTGGTCTTGGCATAGTGACAGAGAAGAAAACAAATACTATATGCAAACAGTATTTCCATGGCTGTTCACAATAGATAAAACAGGATGGGGCGGTGGTGGAGAATTCAATCTTACATTTAATCCTAACGATATGTACACTGACCAAGCGTTTAACGACATGAAGGAATATGTGATGGCAGGTGGTACCAAGTTTGCGCAACCCAAATCAAAACCATTTAAGATGGGCAACCCTTTCATATTTGTTCCTTTACAAATACCGCATGATGAAGTTATCAAGTTCCACTCAAATGTTGGGGTTGTACAATTGGTCACCAAACTGTGCGAATGGGCAGATAAAAGTGAAGACAACCCCATACTCGTCTTCAAAGGACACCCTGTCAACTTAGCAGCGATGGAAGAGTGTAAGGGGATAATAGAAAATCATAAACGATCTATATATCTCACTGATGTGAACATACATGACGTGATACCTGAAGCAGAATCTGTATATGTTATCAATTCAGGAACTGGTCAAGAATCAATGCTACATGATGCATCGGTTGTTTGCTTTGGTGCCTGCGAGTATCAGCATGCTGTCATTCGAGGCGACCTTGACGACCTAGACAATACATGGAAACGTGTACAAGATGACGATAAAGCAGAGAGGGCGCAATTATATCGTAAATGGTATGATTGGTATCTAAATAAAGTCACATTTAATACTGTACTCGATAATGACTAAAGAAGACTTTTATCACGACTTCCTTTTAATTCGCCAAATGCGAGCGCCAACTAGGAAACGATATCGTATGCTAGGCGAGTTGTTTGCTGTTAATCCTAATGCGTGGCGTGTAGTTGGTGTTACTGAAAACGCACTAAGAGTATTTGCTGAACATGACTTCAAGCGAGCTAGTCGAATGGGCGTCAATCGCAGCCACCTAGTAGATCGTATTGATACATACACTGCTATGCTCGAGGGTCCATTGATGGAGTGTGAAGAATGGTGGGACTTTTATGTTGACACAGATAAAACTGTTCTAGCAACATCCACAGAGAATATGGGTAAAGGTGAATGGAGCAAGGTGTATGATATTGATACTAGCTTGGGGTTGTTCCCAAGTCAAGGATTTGCTTGGCGCCACAAAGAACCAGAGATAAATTTCCTAAAAGAAACAATTAATACTTTACTTTCATGAAAAAATAAGTTATAATTGATGTATAACTAATAAGAGGGTAATATTATGTTAGACTTTTTATATTCTGTTATTCAAATATTGATAACTGCTTCAGTTATTCTTTTCGTGTGCTTCGTGATAGCTCAATTGCCTGAAGGGTTACGAGAACGCCAACATGCTTGGGAACAGCGCAAGGCTGAGAGAAAGCAGGCGAAATTAGATTTCGAAGAAGCTAAGATGAACGCAGGTATCAAACGTGGCGAAGAATAAGTTAGAAGTTTTATTTGACCGACTCCGAGAGGAGGGTTGGTATTGCGGATGGGCAGAACTATGTTGCCAATCATGCGCTTGGGCTTGTTTACCATATGAACACGATGTTGGTCCATTCAAAGGCGAGGAAATCGACTTCAGTAAATGCCTGTTTAACCATGAACAAGATTGTTGTCTTGATGAAGATGACTGGGAAGGCGATGAAGACGATTATTATGATATGCTTGAAAATTATGATGGGGATGGCACTATGCCAACTTTCACTTCCGATCAAATTACCGACTCAACATTTTGCTTTGATGGTAGTAAGGAAGGAGTTGAGAATTTAAAAGCTATTCTTCCTATCATTGAAGAATGCGATTGTGAAATTCATTGGGACGGGACTGGCGGTATGCGTCCCACAATTAGGTGGGATTAATATGAATTCTCAAAGATTTAACCCAATGTATGTTCTTAAATATGGTTGCTGGAATCAATATTATTGGGGGTTGATACAACTTCTATCCACCATAAAACAAACGCATCCGAATGGGCACTTGGATATGTGTGAGATCGGAACACATATGGGAGAAAGCACAAGCATATTTGCTTCTTCTGGCATGTTCAAGCTGATACACACTCTTGACCCTTGGGCTGGGCATGAAGAATTTAATGAAGAGGCTGGGATCACTTGGGAAGATGTAGAAAATGAGTTCAACATTAATACTAGACACTGGACTCACGCCATAACGCCAAGAATAATGCATTACAAATCATATAGCCACAAATCACACCACCTTTTTCGAGACCAGTCTCTAGATTTTGTATATATAGATGGTGCTCATGATTATGAATCAGTTAAGCGTGATATCGAGCTATATTTGCCCAAAGTTAAAAAGGGCGGTTATATAGGGGGACATGATTATAAGTTTCTCGATCTAGTTGAGGGCGAATCTCATGAAACGGATTCTGTATTTGATGGCAGCATAAAGGCGATTGAAGAAGCGTTCGGAGAAGTAGATCATAAATTTGCAGACAGCAGTTGGTTAAAGGTGGTAGAATGAAAGAAGCTGGAAAGTTAATAAAGAATTGTATTGAAACGCCTGATGGCACAATATTGTACTCACGTTCTGTACACGATTATGCGTCACATTTAGATGAGAATGGTAAGACATATTTTACTGATGGTGGATTAGAATACGTCAGATGCTCTGCACATGGTGATGAAATACATCATTGTGTATGGGATGACGAGCCGTTCGATAAAGTTCGAGAATCAGTCGAATGGGGTACTTATGGGAAAGACGGTGATCAACCGCTGTCATATGTTAAGTTATCTGATATGACAACGAATCATATCAAAGCGGTGCTAGATACTGTGGAAAATGTTAGAACACCATTTAAACGAGCCATGCGCTTAGAACTTGAATTAAGAGAGATAAAGGAAGAATATGAGCAAAGTTAAATTAATTGCGCTAAGCAAGCCCAGTGCGGATACTGGTTGCCACACGGCTGAAGAGTTAATCGCATATGCTGCTAGAGTGAGCAATCCTACTAACCAAGGCAATAAGCAAACTGCTGGTAAACTAGTTCGATACTTGATTAAAGAGAATCATTGGTCACCGCTTGAGATGGTCCATATGACTCTTGAGATTACAACGACACGTGATATCAGTCGTCAGATAGTTCGTCATCGGTCATTCTCATTTCAAGAGTTCAGTCAGCGATATGCTGAGAGCGAGTCATTCGTCAATCGAGAGGCGAGGCTACAGGATACTAAGAATCGGCAGAACTCAGTAGTGACTGACGATAAGGCTCTGGCTGAGATGTGGCAGATGAAACAGGCTTCAGCCACTTCTGCTGCGTTAGATGCGTATCGCTGGGCGCTGAGTCGTGGGATTGCTAAGGAACAAGCTCGAGCTGTACTCCCAGAGGGCAATACGGAAACCACACTATATATGGCTGGGTCT